TACAGCCGTGGCGGCATTCAGGTTCGCGCGATGGCCACCGTCGATACCGCCGTGCGCCACCCGCAAGGCTTCGTCGTAGCGACCGAGGTCTAAGCAATGGAACGGCGCGCAAGCAATGGGCTGAAGCCTGACGGACGCAAGCTGACCGGCTATGCCGCTCGGTTCAACTCTGAGACGGACCTGGGCGAGTTCATCGAGGTCATCCGCCCCGGCGCCTTCACTCGGACGCTTGCCGCCGCTTCTGCTGGAAACATCCGGGCGATTTACGAGCATGACGGCAAGTCGCTGCTCGGTCGCCTGGGTGCCGGCACTCTGCGACTGTCCGAAGATTCCGAGGGNCTGGCNTTCGAGCTGGACCTTCCCGACACCACCCTAGGCCGCGATCTGGCCGAGCTGGTGAANCGTGGCGACGTGGCCGGCTGNTCGTTCGGGTTCNTGCCCGTGCGCGACACCTGGNCCGAAGGCGCNAAACCNGTCCGCGANNTGCGNGACGTGGATCTATTCGAAATCACCATCACGGCCAACCCGGCCTATGACGCGACGAGTGTTCAAGTCCGGTCGAAGCTGCCGCGTTCGATCCGCCTTGCCCGTCTGTATCTGGAGGCCTGCCAGTGAAGTTTCCGCGCCTGTTCAAACGATCCAGCCCCGAGCCGACGACCCCGGCATTCGACCGATACTACGAAAGTTTCGCAGTAGGACCTGGCGTGGCCGGTGTAGACGTGAACACCACTACCGCCGAAGGCATCAGCGCCGTCTATGCCTGCGTGGCGGCCATCAGTGAGACGGTGGGCAGCCTGCCGCTCGACGTGTACCGCAACACCGAAGACGGACGCGAGAAGGCGAAAACCCATCCGCTCTATCGTCTACTGCACGATGCGCCGAACAACTACCAGACCGCCCTGGAGTTCCGCGAGCAGATGCAACGTCACGTCCTGCTGCGTGGTAATGCCTATGCGGAAATCGTGTGGAACCCGAACGGTTCGGTGAAAGCCCTGCTGCCGCTGCACCCCGATAGCGTGACCGTGCTGCGTTCGAGCCTGGGCAATCTGGTCTATGACCACGTTGACGGCAAAGGCAACCAGCGCCGTCTGCTGGCCGATGAAGTCCTGCACCTGCGTTACCACTCCGACGATGGAATCCTGGGCCGCAGCCCGATCCAAGTAGCCCGCGACACTATCGGCCTGGCCCTGGCCGAGCGTACCCACGGCGCCAAGATGTTCGAGCAGGGCACCAAGCTATCGGGCGTCATCGAGACACCACCCGGCACCACGAAAGAGCAGGCCGGGCAGATCCGCGAAAGCTGGTCCGCTGGTCAAGCCGGTATCGCCAACCACGGCAAGACCGCCGTCCTGCCACAAGGCGCGACGTTCAAGACCGTGAGCATGACGCTAGAGGATGCCGAGTGGATCGAAGCCAGGCGCCTGTCCATCGTCGAGACAGCCCGTCTGTTCCGCGTACCGCCCGTGATGATCGGGGATATGGAGGCCGCGAACTATTCCAACGTGGTCGAGTTGGCCCGCTTCTTCGTGACCAACACCCTGCGCCGCCATTTGGTGATGTGGGAACAGGCCATCAACCGGGCGTGCATTACCAATCCGGCGTTCTTCGTCGAGCACAACGTGGAAGGTCTGCTGCGTGGCGACAGTCTTGCCCGCGCCAACTTCTACCAGCGCGGCATTGAAGATGGCTGGATGCTCCGGTCTGAGGTGCGCCGCATTGAGAACCTACCCACCATTGAAGGTATCGACGATGCGCAAACTCAAGATGCAGCGCCTGCCGCTGGAGGACCGAATGCACAACCCGATGCTGCCGATCAGGATGCACAAGCCAAAGGGGCAGCGGCATGAAGAAGAAACGCAAGCTCAGCCTGAACAGCAGCGCCTGGAAGCAGCTCCGCGCTCAGGTACTCGCTGAGGAACCGCTGTGCCGTATGTGTGCCGCCCGTGGTCTGGTAGTGCCTGCCACTGACGTTGACCACATCGAGGACAGCCGCGACGACTTCACCGACGACAATAGCCGGGAGAATTTGCAGAGCCTGTGCCATGAATGCCACTCGCTCAAGACAGCCGCGAGCATGAACAAAAGCGTGTTCCTGGGCTGCGACGTGAACGGCCTGCCACTCGACCCGGCGCACCCGTGGAATAAATCACCAGCAACCGAGGGAACGAAGACCGCCCCCTCCCTGCTTTTTTATTGCTAAGTGCCATGAAAACGACGCCACGCCGACCCCGCTCAGACAGTGCGAAAGCCGCCGTAGCAGCCGCACAAGCCGCTGCGCTTGGACCTATAGCTCCGCCTGTCTTTGTGCGCGTGAGCAAGCAGGCGAAGCCGTTCTGGAATGCCATCGTAACCGCTCGCCCGCGTGACACCTGGACCGATGCTGACCTGATCTTAGCCGGCAACCTTGCCCGCGCTTATGCCGACATCGAGGCGCTGCAACATCAGATCGAAACCGAGGGTTTTATCCTCGACGGCAAGGCCCATCCGGCAATCGCCATCCTCGAGAACATGAGCCGCCGCGCCCTGGCAACTGGCCGGCAACTCAAGGTCGATACCATCGCCACCGTGGGCAAGGCTCAGAACATCCCGAAAGGCGCCGAACTGGAGCGAGACGCCCGCGCTCAGCTCGACGACGACCTGATCCCAACCCTGGCGACGATGCAATGACCCGCGCCGAGAAGATCATTCAGTTTGTCGAACGCTACTGCGTCACGCCAGAAGGTGCGGACGTGGGCAAGCCGCTGGTCCTGGCTGAGTTTCAAAAGCAGTTCATCCGCGACATTTACGACAACCCGGCCGGCACCCGGCGCGCCATTCTCAGTGTGAGCCGCAAGAACGGGAAATCCGGGCTGATCGCTGGCCTGATCCTGGCGCACCTGATCGGCCCCGAGGCCAAGCAGAACAGCCAGCTGGTATCGGGAGCTATGAGCCGTGACCAGGCTGCGCTGGTATTCAACCTGGCATCGAAGATGGTTCAACAGTCGCCAGCCCTGTCCAAGATTGTCCGCATCGTGCCGAGCGGCAAGCGCCTGCTAGGCCTGCCACTCAATACCGAGTTTCGGGCCTTGGCCGCTGACGGCAAGACCGCGCACGGCCTGTCACCAGTGCTCGCCATCCTGGACGAGATAGGCCAGATCCGCGGGCCTCAATCCGACTTCGTGGACGCCATCACGACCAGCCAGGGCGCACACGCTGACCCGCTGCTGATCGCTATCAGTACCCAAGCCGCGAACGATGCCGACCTGCTCAGCCAATGGATTGACGACGCCAAGCAGTCGAAAGACCCGCGCATCGTCTGCCACCTGTACGCCGCGCCGAAGGGCTGCGACCTGCTGGACGTGGATGCCTGGAAAGCAGCCAATCCGGCCTTGGGCCTGTTCCGCTCCGAGGACGATCTGCGCGAACAGATGCAGCAAGCCGCCCGTATGCCGAGCATGAGCAACACGGCGCGCAACCTGCTGTTAAACCAGCGTGTGAGCCTCGACAGCCCGTTCATATCGCCTGACGTGTGGATGGCCTGCGATGCCGAGCCAGAGCCTTTCGACGGGCCTGTCTATGCCGGCCTGGACCTGTCCGCCCGCACTGACCTGACGGCGCTTGTGCTGATCGGCAAAACCGCTGGCGTCTGGCAGGTTCGCCCGTACTTCTGGACGCCCGAGCAGGGCATCTTCGACCGCGCCAAGAAAGACCGCGCCCCGTATGACCAGTGGGCAGCAGAGGGTTATCTGCGAACCACGCCCGGCGCGACAGTGGACTATGAACACGTTGCCGCCGATATGGCCGAGATCCTGTCTGACGTGGACATTCAGGCCATCGCCTTCGACCGCTGGCGTATCGACATTTTCAAGAAAGAACTCGACCGCCTGGGCCTCGATCTGCCGCTAGTGCCGCACGGCCAAGGCTTCAAGGATATGTCACCGGCACTCGACGCCCTGGAAGCCGAGCTGCTGAACGGTCGCATTGCCCACGGCAACCACCCGGTTCTGACCATGTGCGCCGCGAACGCCGTCGCTGTGAAAGATCCAGCCGGTGGCCGCAAGCTCGACAAATCACGCCGCACGGGCCGCATCGACGGCCTGCAAGCACTGGCACAAGCAATGGGCGCAGCCCAAGCCGCAGCCGCCCCCATTGAAATCGACACCGAGGTATTTTTCGTATGATTACCGTGGCCGAAGCCAAGCAACACCTGCGCGTTATGCACGCAATGGAAGACCCGCTGATCCAGCTCTATCTGGACGCCGCAACCCGGCACGTCGAGCAGTACCTGGGCGACGACCTGCCAGACCCCATGCCCGAGGCCATCCAATGCGCCATTCTGCTGCTGACGGGCGACCTGTACGTCAACCGGGAGCGACAGCTAGACCGCCCCATCCACCACAACACGGCGTATCAGCTGCTGCTGGCTCCGTATAAATCCATGGCGGTGCTGTGATGAATACCGGACGCCGCCGCCACCCCGTCGAGGTCCAGAAGTACACCAGCGTGCAAGACCCGCAGACCGGCGAGATGGTCCAGTCTTGGGCCACCATCGGCACCGAATGGGCGAGCATCGAGGGCATCAACGGGCGCGAGTTCCTGGCCGCTGACGCTCAGCAATCGGCCACCACGATGCGCGTGACCATCGGCTACCGCGACGACCTGACCACGGCGCACCGCCTGGCCTACCACGGCAAAAAGTACAACCTGAAAGCCATCCTGCCCAACAACACGCGCACCGAGCTGGTGTGTATGTGTGAGGTCGGCTTGATCTAGTTTCACCGTAGCCTGGACGGCCTTCGGGATAACCAGGACGGGGTATAGTCGGACAGTCACCCGTCATGAAAGAACGCCGACAAGCTGTGCGGCCGAGAATCCTAGCCCCACTTTGGGGTTGGCCGGTGATAGCAACCGCCCGCGTTTGGGCACAAAAAAACCCCGCCTGCGTGATGCTGTGCGGGGTTTTTCTTTGGCAGCGCGCTAACGTTGACCCTTGCGTTGACCTATACAGAGGTCGCTGGAATAACGTTGACCGCCAATTCAAGCTAAACGCTTGATTTATATGGTGCCGGCACCAGGAGTCGAACCCGGGACCTACTGATTACAAGTCAGTTGCTCTACCAGCTGAGCTATACCGGCA